TCACTCTGATCTCCGCAGACTGGACAGAGATGTGAGTTGATTCCCATGCAGATGTCGCAAGCCATATTACTTCGCTTCGTTATAGAGTTTGTAAAACCATACTGCGAGAGACTCACGGCGAACGAGTCCTTTTCCCATGAGACGGAAGCCGAGCATCATTGCAAGGATGCTGGCGAACATCAGGAGCAGCGCGAAGATGCCGATGTAGTCTCCGAGTCCGATTGCGTAGAAGCACCCCCAAAGAGCCGCTTCTGCGATGATGAAGCCGGAGAGAGTGTGAATGTTGCTGAATATCTTTTTCATTGCTGTTGCTGTTAATAGTTGATATTGTTTTGTCTGATTATGCAGTCTATTGCGTCAAGTGCGAGAGTGTGTGCCGCGAGCAGTCCGATGTCTTTCGGAAGTCCTTGCTCTTCCAGTTGCTTGACTTCTTCCTGGATGATGTCGCGAGCTTCGGAAAGTGTCATTGTGCAGAGTGAGTTTCAACGCGCTTGAGCGCAGCGTAGAATGTAGCCGTTGAGCCGATTTTGAACTCTTTCATCAACGCATCGCGAGCGCGTGTCTTCGCGAATCCGGCTGCTGTCATTTCCTTGAATTTGTTGTAGAGCTTCTGCTCGTCTGCTTCCTTCTGCTCGGCATAGCGAGTCTTTGAGAGTACTTTCATATATCAATTTCGTTTATGTGATAAGCAATAATGTTGACGATTAAAGAGCGCGTCCTTCGATGACGATATAGCCGTGCGCCTTGAGAATCCTGATCGCCTTCGGAATCAGCGTCTCTTCCGGAAAGATTGCACCTTCATCCGGAACGAGATCGAACTCCGGCGGCAGAGCTGGAGACTCTATCTTGCGCTCGATCTCCTGAGCCTTACGCTGCTCGGCTTCGGACACATGCACATCTTCCGCTTTGATGAGCTTCCGAGTGCCGTGCTTGCATCCGCGCTTGTAGATAGAGTTGTTCGAGAGAGCTGCGACTGCGTCCGCGTATGACGGCTGCTTGCTCCAGTCCACTGCCGTGATGACGGACTTGTGGAGATTGCCGCAGTGATACTTCGCGCAGAGATTAGCAAGCGCGACTTTGCTTCCGGACTTGCGAGCCTTATAGACTTCCAGCAGAACGGAGTACACAGCGAAACGAGATTCTTCGCGAGTGTGAGATGTGCGTTTTGTTGCCATAGTTATTGAATTATTGATTTGAGTTGTTCCTTGATGAAGTTCAAGTCCGCGACAGTGATGTAGTGTCCGCTCTTGAAGTTCGCGATTGCGTTGTAGATCAGACGAGCGGACTTCTTGTTCTCCTGGAGCCGGATGCGGAGACTCTCGTTCTCCGCATCGCAAGCGTGAAATTCAAAGCGTGTCATATTATTCTTGAGCTGAGAACTGTGATTCGCTTTTGCAAAGCTCATAGTGTAAATTCTTGCCTTTGTCATCCAGGAGCATGAAGTATTCAAAATCCTTCTCGTCCTTGTGTACCAGCCGGAACGAGTGTTCGTGCATTCCAGTCTCCATGCGGAAGTATAATCCGCCGAGAAGTTCCGTTGCGCAGTCCATGAAGCCGTAGAGATACACAATAAAGTGATTGTAACATTCAGTTTCAGTGTCATGAGAGCCGTTGCAGATGCTGATTGTTCTGCCGCTCTTGTTGTCAGTCTTGAATATCCAGTAGTGTGCCATTGCTTTTGCTGTTAAGGATTATACTTTCAGTTTAATTTTATATCTTTGAGCAGTGTTTAGAACTGAACTCGGTTGCAAATATACTACAATTATTTGTTCCTACAAATTTTTGTTTGTTATTTCTCAATTTATTTTTTGTGTAACCCTATCCGAATTTGTATAACATTTTGATTATGAAAGGAATAGAGATAAAGAAAATTTTGTCGGAAAATGGAGTGAGTGTCGCACATATTGCGAGACTTCTCGGACTTTCTCAACAAAATTTGTCCGCAGCACTCCAAAAAGATGACATCCGCACTGGACTTCTTGAAGACATTGCCGGAGCTATCGGCAAGGATGTTCCGTTCTTCTATGGCGTTGACTCTTCCGCGCCTGGAGCCATTGCCGCCGGAGAGAACAGCACTGCCGTATCAGGAAGCCGGAACAATGTCAACTCGCAGCAGTTTGTTGCGCTGCTCACGAAGAAAGACGAGCAGATAGATCGCTTGCTCAAAATCATTGAAACTTTGCAGAAATGAACAACAGACTCGCTCAGATCATCAACTACAAGACGGACGGACGCAAGCGCAGATTCTGCGAGCTTTGCGGCTGGAGTCCGCAGTATTTGCAGAAACTGCTTGCCGGAGAGAACTTCGGCTTGAAGCCAATTGTCACGCTTGCCGAGAAACTGCCGGAACTGAATCTCCGCTGGCTGCTGCTCGGAGACGGAGAGATGCTTGATTCGCGTGACGCTCTCATGCGCGATAAAGATGTAACGCTCGCGTTCGTGCGAGCAGCTCTTGATGCAGAGCGATTTCTTGTTGTCATGACTCCACAAGAGCGCAAAGAGTTTGAAGTGAAACTTGCGTCCGGCATAGTGCCGTTTTTTGAGCCAGCAGAGCGCACGGAACTCGAAAGCCGACTGCTTGCTCATTCTTCCGCTTTAGATGCGAAATTCGCCGCCGCAATAGCCAAATCCGAAGAGATATGCAGACAATAGATTCCGGAGCCGTTGTGCGCAGATTCTTTCTCGCGCTCGATACGCTCAAAGACAACAGAGTGATTCATGGACTCTCGAACTTCACGGACGCTCATGACATCAATCGCAGAAACTTGTATCAGCTGCGCAAGGATCCTGAGCGCAAGATCTTTCAAGTAAGCTGGCTGACATACCTTGTGAACGACTACGGCGTGAACGCTTACTGGCTGCTTACCGGACGCGGAAACATCTTTGGCGCGAACAGATAGAAAAGAGCAGCTGCGCTGCCACACAACTGCTCTCAGGTAAAGGATCCTTAAACACATCGCAAAGATACTCAGTTCAGTTTACTTTTTCAAGTTCAGCGACGGAATCTTACTGACGGCTTCGCGCTTCTTCTCGTCCAGGATGTCGGCATAGATTTGAGTTGTGCGCAGCTCGCGATGTCCGAGCAGTTTCTGCACTGTATAGATGTCTGCGCCGAGCGTGAGCATCAACACAGCGAATGTGTGTCTTCCTGAATGAAATGTGAGTTTCTTGTCTATTCCGGCAGACATCGCCCAGCGGCAAAGCTCAACGCTTGTGTAAGAGTCATAAATAAAATCCGCAAAGACAAGCTCGTTTGCAGCTCCGCGTTCTCCGAGCAGCGTAGCTGCTTCTTCGCTGATGTCGAGATATTCTTGTCCTTTCGTTTTCTGCTGCCGGAACACGATGCGAGTGTAGCCGTTTTCTTCTCTGATCTCGCTCCAGCGCATTTTCTCAATGTCGGACTTTCGGAGTCCAGTCAGGCAGCTGAACAAATACGCTCGTTTGAGTGCCGGATAGCGGCATTCTGTGTCATACATGCTGCGCACTTCATCAAGAGTTAAATAGACTTTCTCGGTGTCGGCATCCGCGAATCCCTTCAAGCCGCGCATCGGATTCTTCGGAATGAGTCCGTCATCCACTGCCGTGCGCAAGCAGCAGCGGAACTTGTTGAAGTAGCTCTGCTTGCTGGACTGTGATAACTTCTTCGGCTTTGTGTTCTTCTTGCTTGTCTTGCGATGTGCAGTCTTGTCGAGATAGTCTTTGAATCCTTCGCAGAACTCCGGCGTGATGTCTCCCAGCGTTGTGCCTTTCGGAGTGTAGCGTTCAAGATGTTTCAGTGCGCTCCACCAGTTTCCCCAATTCGCTTTGCTCTCTGCGCCGAGTCTCTTCTCGCAGAGTCCACGATAGTAAGCGAGAAAGTCTGCGTCCATAGCAAAGCCGCGCTCAAAGCCGAACTTGCCGTTTTGCACTTCAACGATGCGCTTGCTGCGGACGGCTTCCGCAAGCGCGAGAGTCTGTCTGTTCTTCTCGCGATCTTCGCGATTGTGTTCCGGTATCAGATAGAGATTGAGAAATTCATAGCTCCGCTTGCCGTCAATGTAGATGTCAAGATAGAGCGAAGTGCGTCCACTGGACTGCGAACGCTGCCGAAGTTTGATCGGCTCTTTTGCTTTTGTCATGATGTTGTCAGTTTGTTTCGGATTTGTTGCGCTTGTTACTATTCACAGAGCGCAGTCACAAAATAACAACAAAAATGCGACAACTTCAAACAATTCCAAACAAAACAAATGATTGAATGCAGCTTGTTCAGCTTTGTTTTCGTTTGTTTATCGTTGTTGGATATTACTTTCCGATGCAGAATGTATCAAAAAAGATATAGTGAATTGAAATATAGCGCGTTACGAGTTTTATCTTTAGCGAGCAGTCACAAAATCGCAACAAAAGTGAAGAAAAAGCTTATCCGATAAGCATCATATTCCTGGCATCAGGAAAATGGTTTTTGACTGCCTGACAAAGATAGTGATTTCGCTTAATAAATGACGCGGACAAAATTGTCACTTTGTCACTTTGATAGAAAAAATCCGCATTCTGTCAATTTGACAAAATGCAGATTTGCAGATATTGAGCAAAGTTGCAAGAATTAAAATCTATACTGTAAGCCGACACTTGCACCGAGTCCGGCTCCAGGTTGCCAGCCTTTCGGAGTGTAGAAGACTCCGGCGGATGCTCCGAGCGTCACTCCAAAACTCCACTTCTTCGGCGGAATTGTCTTCGTTGTTTCAATATACTGCGTCTGCTGGAAGATGTCAATGCTGACAAGTCGCGGACGGAAGCCTTCAATCACTGCCGTATAGTTTTCCCCTTTGCAAGTCACTTGCGAGATCGGAACAGCAACGAGAGCCGAGTCTGATGCGCAGCTTGCAGTGTCCGCAGTTGTCAAAGAATCTTTGACAGCCGCAAGACGCACAGTGTCCACGCGGACTCTTGTCTTCCACTTCACGACTTCGATAGTGTCATGCACGACTGATGTGATTGTTGTCGTGTCGCGGATGATCTCCGGCTCTTTGTCCGCAGTTCGTCTGCCAAGAAAGAAGCATCCGGCTTGCGAGAGCAGCAGATATGCCGTGAGAACAATGAGCAGCAGCCGCGCTCCTGATGTGAGTTTCGTTTCCATATCGTCAAATGACTCTCACGGCTTGCCGTAAGACTGGCAGAATAGCAAGCCGCTTGAGTCGAACACAACCAATAATTAACAACTTATGAAAAGAATCAGATTATCCCTTTTTCCAGTCTTGCCGCTTCACAGCGTTTCGATATAGTTCTCAAGTCCGTTGACAATCACTTCGGCGCAGTCGTAGATTGACTGCGGACTGAGTAAGTATTCCAGATCGTCCTTGTTGTCGTAGAAGAAGTTCTCCACAAGACAAGCCGGACAAGCCGAGTTCTTGAGTACATAGAAATCACTTTCATAGTCGTGATCTCCGTCAGATAGATCCGAGCGGACTGCGCTGCCGCCCCATTTCGCGAGTGCCGCTTCATAGAGCCGTTCCGCAATCGCATCGGACTTCGTGACTCCGCGAGATGTCCACACACTCCAGCGTCTTGCGCTCATCCACTCTCCGGATCCGGCTGCGTTGCAGTGGACGGAGATGTAGATGACATTGTCTCGTCCGAAGTCGGCGCATACGCGATTGACGAACTGGACGCGAGCTGCAAGAGAATCGTCATCTCCTTTCGGAGTAGCATCGAAGACTCTCCAGCCGTGAGCAACGAGAGTCTCAATGATGATGTTCTTGCAGTCTTCGTTCCATTCCCACTCCTTGAACACTCCGTTCGGAGAGCGTTTGCCAGGAGTGTTCTTGCGATGTCCGGCTTCGATGACGAGCGCGATGTTGTTACTGAACTTTCTCATCAGCTTCCGTGATTTTGATGCTTGATGTGTCCGTGTGCGTCTTGTCTCCGAGCCACTTCAGGAAGAACTCCGGCAGTCCTGACACTTTCTTTCCGCGCACGAAGAGCCAGTTCGTGATGATTGAGATCATCTCGTTTCCGACTACAAGAGCAAGGAATATCCAGTTCAGTGACGGAGTCTTGAATGCGACTGCGAGAGATGCCGCGAGTATTATCCAGCACGCATATTCCACAAGCTTGTTTACAGTTCTTCTGATAGCACGGCTGAGCCGGACTTCTTCGTTGCGCTTGCGAGCGGCTGCAATGCCGAAGAACAAGTCCACGAAGATGAGAATGACTGCGACAAAGATGAACGGAAACATGAGCGTGAATGTATCGTGCAGAAATGTCACGGCAAGCACGCTGACGCTCCCCTGAGCAACAGTTGCGCTTGTTGGATTTGATTCCGCGAGTGTCATTTCCTGAAGTTAAGCAAGTGAGTTGATGAATACGAAGAAGACTCCGAGAGCTATGCCGAGCAAGTCGCAGATGACATCGTGCCACTCTGCCGTTCCCTTGCCGGAGACATAGTCATACACTTCTTTCGCGATGCCGATTGTCAGCGCGATGACTGGAGCAATCCACATCGGACGGATCCAGCCGAACGCGACAACAATGAGAGCGGAGACGGCAAGATGCTGGATGCCGTCAGCGCGAAGCCAGCTCATAATCTTCCGAGCCGTCTCCTGGAGCCATTGCCAAAAGCGTTTCATTTCTTCTTCCTTTTGATGTCACGAATGAGAATGACGATTGAGCAAGTCAACGCGATTGCGCTGAATACCATTGCAACGATGTTTTCCACTGACATGGCTTCTGCGTTTTATTCGTTTGACACTTCCGGCTCAGGACGCTGCTCTTCCTCTTCGCGCCTGAGCTGCTCATAGAGTTCAACGAGCGCGTCCGCGTGAACATGATATTCCGCATTCGCGTTCTGATAAGCACAAAGCTCATCAGGATAGTTCTCGGCGAAGTTCAAGCCGAGTTTCTGACATCTGCTCGCATGAGCGTCAGAGTCAGCCATAATTGCACGGAGTTCAAGCTGTCGCGACTCCAGCATTGAGATTTGTTCTCTTGTTGTCATGATGTTTTGATTTGAATTTAAGATTGTACTTGTTTGCTATGAGTTGAGTATGCGTATAGCCTTCGTTTGCCTGGAAGCATCTGCGCTCTTCATTGAAATGACAATACTTCATCCACTTCGGAGAGACTTCCTTCAGCAGATTCCGCATGATTCCATAGGCATTGCGTCCTTTCAGGATGCCGAGATAAGAGTTCATTGAAGCAAGGAATGTCTCCAGCTTCTTCACTGATACACATCTATTGAACTGATGAATTGCTTCGCGCATGTTGCGGATGTTTCGTGAGTTCACATAGACTCTATCAAGTTTGATGTGTGTGCCAATAAAATCAACTCCCTTTGTGTAATGTTGGCAGTAGAACTTCTTATCGTGCAGCTCGCAGCCGAGAACGGCAAGCCGCTTGCGAATTTCCTGAATGAGAGCGAGAGTGCTTTCCTTATTATCGGTTACGATAATCATATCGTCAACGAAACGGACATAGTGCAGTCCACATCCCATTAGGAACTTGTCAATCACTTCCGGAGTCATCTCGCTGAATGAATATGACACATTGCGAATAGAAAGCCCCTTATCAACAAGCCAATGATCTATGTCGTTCAGGTAATAGTTCATTGCATTCTGCCAGATCAGATGTCCGATTGCTCCGCCGATGCCGTCCGGCTTCTTGAAAAGACTCTTTGGGCCCGGAATGTCCTTCCATTTTTCAAGCGCACTCTTTCGATAACAGTGTCTCGTTGGATAACTGAAGACGCTGCGCATAATCATAAACTGAAGCAAATCCTTGTCTTCGCCTTCGTATCGTCTTTCAACGAGATCAGAAAGCTGACGGAAGACGATGTTTTGACTCGCGTTCGGAAAGTAGCCTTTCAAATCCATTTTGATAATCCAGGCTTCTTTCGTGAATCCGCAAGAGACATCGTATATGTCCGAGATGACGCAGTTCAGTGCTTCAACTCCGCCATAGCCGATTCGATTGTTGAATGTGCGTTCCGTCATTTCCGATTCCAGGAGCGGACGGATGCGCATGTCAATGTAATGATGTACGACTCGGAGAGCCATTTCGCAAGCGAAGACTTCACGCGGACGCGGACGCTTCGCGATAAAGGTATAAGCGGAAGGAGTGAAGGTATGATCTTCGAGTCCATTCATAAGACGCACAAGATTCCGCTCCCAGTGCAGCTCGAACTCAACGGAGTCCGCACTGCGCCGTTTGTTTTTCCGCGTAGTGTAATATGCTTCTATGAATTTTTCTTCGTCCATACTTTTTCCAATCAATTCACGCACGGCACGCACATTAACGAGTTGTAGAAGTTGTTGTTGTTGAAGTTGCCGTTGTTGTTGTAGTTCCAAGCGTTGTTGCTGTTGTACATAGCAGAACTCCAAGCATACGATGTGCGATAAGCATCACTGTCTTGTTCATAGCCGTAAATGACGGCGGATGCTCCTTTGATTGTGTCAGTCTGCTGCTATCTCTATTCGGTAACAGTCTTGCACTTCAAACTATTCCGCCATTTTGTTATACCTTCATCAATTCTTGCGACATATTCAAAGATGAGCTTCTTGAACGATTCCGGCTTCATGTGAGCGTTCTCCGGATCCGGACACTTCAAGACATTATCTTCGACAATGATTCTCAAGTCTATCTTCAGAGCTTCAAAGTCCGCGCACATCTTTTTGATATAGTAGTCGCGCTCTTCTTCAAAGTCATACGCACGCACAAAGTCTGCAAGCGTGTCGATGTTCTCCTTCAAGACTGGAGTGCCGTAGATTATTCTATCAGTCTTCGTCATCACATACTGCGCTCTCTTGAGCAACTTGCGCAGCTCATAGAGATCGACATAGATTCCGGCTTTGTCAACTTTCATCTTGATTCAATGATTAAGCAGACGGCAGCAAGTATGACTGCCGTCTGCAAGGTTTAAGAATTAGTCTTCGCTTTCGCTCAGATTCAAAAGCACGCACGGCACGCACATAAACGAGTAGTAGAAGTAGTAGC